CCAAACTTCGCGGCTTCGTGGGTAAAGTGAATTGCTAATGCGGACTTCCCTATTCCGGGTCTCGCGGCTAAAACATACAGACACCCTTCGCGAAACCCGCCATTGAGCAAACTATCCAATCCCTTGAATCCTGTGGATATTGCAGAGACTCCGCCTGCATCGATTGCCAGGTACTCCGCCTGTGCTTCCGTTACCGCATCTCGGATATGCGTTTGGCCTTTTCTCTTGGAAAGAGACTTGGCCACGCGGGTTGTGAAGGCGGAGGCCACATCCTCTGCGGTCTTGGTTGGATCGCGGACCTCGTCCTGGGCGTGGAAGATTGCCTGCTCCACCGCCTTGGCGTTTCTTTGCTCGATTACCTGATCGATGTATCGATCTATCTGTCCGCCTCCGTATTGCTCGGATATCTCCGTAACCTCAGATGCGAGGTCAGGTAACGCGATCATCACATCCACCTCATTCACATCCGGGGAATGCTTCGCAATGGCTGAGAATATTTGCTGACGGGTTGGAGAGGTGAAGTCATCTTCGGTGAGATGCTCCAGGGCGATGGCCGAGGATCGGCCCGACTCATCGCGCATAGAAGCTGAGAGAACTGCAATCTCTGCTAATGAGAAATCAATCACACTCTTTTGACACCTTCCCACTCATCCCGCTCTTGGGGTAACCGCTCTTTGATCCAACCTCGACATGCGTTGCGAAAGGTTGCGTTCCAATCAGCTTGCACATGTCCCTTACCCTTGGCCCAATCAACGAATAACTGAACAGCAAGCTCATGGTTCAATCCTTCCTCTTGGGTAATGCTTTTGGGTGGATCGAAGTTATCTGAGATTGTGGTACCTTTTTTCTTTCGAGGCTTGGAATTGGGTTTGCCGCTTTTTGTGGAATCAGCGCTATATATATTATTAATATTCTTGGAAAGAATATGTTGCGCGCGCGAAGGATTCCACAGATACTCCACCAGGAGTGGAGTTATGGTGGAAACTGCGTTTGTTCCAAATGACTCGCAATATTGCTTCAAAGCATCCGAAATCCACCTCGGAATCTTGAGTCGTAACTCCACTTTTTCGTCCCGTTTATCCATCTTATTCAGACCCTTGGAAGAGGGTTGTCAGGATAGCCATTACGATCCAAATTAAAGTCGCAGATGCGGCAGTAAACAGGGCCGTAAAGATGAGGTATTCGATGATCTCTCTCATGGCATATCAAAGATTAGTTTACCGTTTTTCTTTTCGATAATCAGCTTTACGGATTGGCAACCATTATTGTATTGATCCAAAAGCTGTATCTTTAACCAACCAATTAGGTCATCAATTACATCTTCATCATGCTCAAAAGGAGCTTCTGTGAGGTTGTACATCACTAATTCTCCATTTCGGGCAAAGTGTGCGTAAATATCAGACACATACGGGTCATCACCTGCTATCGTCATCCCCAAAAAGTACCCAAGATTGTCATACTCTCCCTCTTTGGGTACGGGCAAAGGTTTTATTTTGATAGTTTGCATATTTGAATATCCTTTCTGTTATTCTAAGGGTTTCTTAATAGCGGGAAGTCGCGGATTACTACCCACAACCAACCGAGTTACCTTTTCCCCATTAATCCATTTATTCCAGGTCAAGATCCCGCCCTTTATTATGAAGTGTGGAGAAATCTTTACTTGGTTGGCGAGCAGTTTGAGTAAACTGTTTCTGAGGTACAATATTGGGTCTCCGGATTCCAAGCCCAAACCACGGCAAAGCTTAACGAAGAACTCATCACATTTAAGTTCCACATCCTGCGATTCTTCCGCAAATGGTACGAGGGTCTGTTCTTTTTCGCGGAGTAAATAATGCAGTGCGGCAACCGGACCCTTCTTTAATTTAAAATCAGGATACCACTTTTGTGTTTTCTGACATGACATTTGCAGATGCGGATATTTAGAAGCAATTTTTTCAATCTCATGGTTTGCTATTGGAATGCGAGCGCCTGCGCCGAGTTGATTGTAACCCAAACTTCCGCTCTGTTTGATTTTCTCAAGTATCCCAAGTGCGGAATTCATTACTGAGGAGTGTTGATAACCTGCAATTGTCAGAATATCCGCACCATTTCTTCGCTTGCCCTGGTCTAAGGTTTTGAAGACTTGTAGGTCTCCCAACTCAACCACAAAAATCTCAAGTGGTAGATTGCTTTTTACACAAGCAGTTAAGCGATGCTGTCCATCGATTAGCTTACCTTCCGCAAAGATCACAGGTTGTCCATTTAGAACCCATTGATTTCTCTGCATGAAGCTTTTATATAATTCAACCGTAGACTTGCTTATCGATCTATTGTCCTGCTTTTCATCAAGTATTCTTTGGGCCGCACTTGGTTCAATTGTTTTTATTGATGCGTAAAATTTACGCTCAGGGTCATAGATGTATGAGCTAGGCTCAAGTTGGTATTCTAGTTGTGGTAATCCCATTTTATTCTTCCTTCCATTGTTGTTTAGTGAGGAGAGCCACCAGGTCACTTAATCGACAGGTGAACAAACTCTCCGAGTTACTTCTTCTGTGAATGACGCACGGGGGTTTGTCTCCTGCGTCTGAAATTGCTTGGCTGAATGCTGAATAGAGATCCAACCTTTCCACCCTTTTAGCTTCTATATGAAATGGGAACTCATCACTGACCACATCAGGGCTATCCCCGCCACCGGAGAACTGTTGTCCTCGGCGGCTAGGGAAGCCATTATCTGATAGGTAGTTTGCTAGTTCTCGCTCGTATCGCTTGCCCTTATTACGACTCAGCTTGCCCATCACAATCCTCTTCAAAGGTTATGTTCACATCCCCATTAGGATCGTGGTCCAGGCAACGCTTCTCCATCAAAGCCACCATTTGCTCAAGGACTGCGACTGCTACGATGACCGCACCATTGAAGTTCGATTCTTCAATGTGTTCCTTCGCAAAGTTTACACCCTTCCTAAGTCTTTCCACTTTCTCATTCATGCCACATCCCTTTCGTTTTCGTTGTACCACCTCATAGCATTTGCGAAGTCTGCCATATCTATGGTTTGCTTTCTGCCCATTTGCCTGACCTCTAATTGGTAGGCTTCGATAATTTTGTAGACGTAGGTTCTGCTGACCTCGAACTTCCTGGCGATGTCGGAGATCGACAAGCGGTTGAAGTTATTGCTCAGATCGAGGATCTCCACGGACTCGGAATATCCCGGCCAAACCTTGTTGGAAACACACTGTGTCCACAACTGACAGGCCCGTCGCATATCCTCACGGTGACGCTCAATATCCGCACCCCGAAGAGTGTAAACCCCAATATTGTAGGGGGGTTTCTTTTCAACCGCGACGAAGATAAATTGCTTAGGAGAGTGACCCAATCTGCGTAATCCCTCCATGTACCAACATGCTTGGAAGTCATAGCCAAACTGTCTAACGCTCTTGGCAAATCCTTTCTTGCTCGCATCCTGTGTGCTTTTTAAATCCATCACCACATCCGCGCCGGGCAGAAAATAATCAGGTCTCACCTTACACTCCGCACCCTCGCACTCAAAGAATCCTGTCCCTTCGATTATCGAATCCACTTCCGCCAGGTATGCGCTGACCACAGGGTGGTCTAGAGCGGATGCCGCCATTTCCATACAGGTATTGTATTCACTTGAGTTGAGCCATTGACGCTCAGGATACTCCGCTTCAATACCTGCCAATGATTCCTTATATGCATTGGTCCTTGGCCCATTACCGTCGATCTCGTTAGGCTTTTCCCCGAACTCATAATCAAGCTTCTCAGGCTCCAATACCGCCGTGTGGAAACATCCGCCCATTATAAGGGCGGATGTTTTCGGTGACGGGTTATCCATGCTATACTTCACATGTGCAGGGGAAGTCTTGAGCAATGCAGATGCGGTACTCCGAGATAACTCAGGAGAGGAGTGGTACGCCTCGTTGCTAATATCTGTTCTAAGCATCAGAATGGGGTGTCTTCGTCGTCCACGGTTGGAGCTTGGTCCATCTTAGGCTCAGGCTTCGGCTCAGGCTTGGGTTCCGGTTTAGGTTGCTCCACCTCCGCAAAAGGATCTCCGGATTCATACAGAGCATTGAGATTTACCACGGTATCAATTGATACTTTTCGCTGTTCCTCAGACATCTTCTTGTGCGGCTTCGCAACCATTGCATAGGAAGTTTCCAATCCTTCACCGTTGCTGATGATGTCAATATCGTATGCTCTTG